AGGTCCCCTTCCCCCACCTAGTGTTGATCCTATAAATGTGGAGATCCCTTCCAATGTGAGGAAGGCCGCACCTGTTGAGGTGTTAAAAGCGGACGTAGTACTTCCGAAGACTGAGAGTGCAGATGACCTCTTCTGATCAGATAGAGATTCACTCGGAGTTGAAGAGGGAGAAGCTTGAGCTTTTAAAGAAGCAGGTAGAGCTTCGTCGTGATTTGCCTCATTTGTATGGGTGGAAGTTGTACAAGTGGCAGAGAGAGTTCATTGAAACAACGAACCGTGATGCATTTATTACCGCCGCTAATCAGGTTGGAAAAGCTTGTCTAAATAAGTCAACTATAATAACCCCCACTGGCCCACGTATTTTTGGGGATTTAAAAGTTGGTGATGAAGTATTTGGTCGCGATGGTAAGCCTACGAAGGTTACACAGATTTTTGAAGTGAAGGACAAGCCATTTTATAAAATTACTTTCAATGATCAGACTTCTACTGTTGCGTGTGGAGAGCATCGTTGGGTTGCGAAGGATTCAACAAGACGCTTTAGAAAGTCATACACTAAAGGAACGAAAAAGTGGGAAAATCCCACTTACGATCAATGGTCTGTTTACACAACAGATGAAATGATCAAACTCGGAAAGTACTCTCCACTTCCAAAAAGTAACTATACAAAATTTTCAATCCCCATTTGTGAAGCCGTTGAGTACCAAGAAAAGGATCTTATATTAGAGCCTTATTTTTTAGGTTTATTAATTGGTGACGGTTCGTTAGCGACTACTTCAAGCACAATATCTAAAGCCGATAAAGAGGTGTGTGATTATTTAGTGGCTCATGGTTGTGTGAAGAGAGCTGATAAATTTACGTATGGTATACCTGCCTCCGTTCGTTCAAAGTACACTACGCTTGGTTTATTTGGGACGTATTCCAATACAAAATTTATCCCTGAGATTTATCTTCAAGGCTCAGTGGCTCAGCGAAAAGATTTGCTTGCTGGTCTTATGGACACTGATGGAACTGTAACTGAAGCGCATGTAATGGAATACAACACATCGTCCCCGCAACTTGCTAAAGATTTTATTCGATTAGTTTGTTCTCTTGGCGGTACGGCTGAGCATCGTATTCGGTCGTCTCATTATGTTAATCCTGATGGTGAAAAAATAGATTGCCAAGACAGCCATCGCATTTATGTAAAGACTCTTTTTAATCCTTTTAGGCTTAAGCGAAAAGCGGACAGATGGAAGGTTGTAGAGAAGTACAAACATGAGCGTGTTGTTGATTCTATTGAGCCATTGGGCCAGATGGATGGTCGTTGCATTATGGTTGATAATGCGGACCACACTTACTTAATTGAAGACACGCATATTGTTACTCATAATTCTTCTTGTCAGATTTTAAAGGTAATTACATGGGCCACAAGCCCAGAGTTATGGCCTTCATTGTGGAGGAAAAAGCCTTCTCAGTTTTGGTATTTGTATCCGACGAAGGATGTGGCGTCGATTGAATTTGAGACGAAGTGGAAGAAGGATTTTTTACCTAAGGGTGATTACAAGAACCATCCAATTTATGGATGGAGGGAAGAGAAGAAGGGTCGGGGTGATATATTTGCACTTCACTTCAACTCTGGAGTTTCTATTTACTTTAAGACGTATGCGCAGGACGTAACTCACTTACAGTCTTCTACTTGTGACTATATTTCTACGGACGAGGAGCTTCCTGAGAATTTGTACGATGAGTTGAATTTTCGTAGGAATGCGACTGATGGATATTTTTCTATGGTGTTCACTGCAACACTGGGCCAGGAGCTTTGGCGGTTAACTATGGAGAGGAAGCCTGGGGAGACAGAAAAGTTTCCTTCTGCTTGGAAGAGGCAGATATCACTTTTTGATTGCATGAAGTTTGAGGACGGTACTCCTTCCCACTGGACCAATGATAAAATAGCTCGGACGATTGCTTCTTGTCGGAACGACGCGGAAGTGCAGAGGCGTGTATATGGTAAGTTTGTTATTTCAGAGGGTCTTAAGTATGGCGGGTTTACTCGTGCGGGAAATGTTGTACGCCCTCATGATATTCCTTCTGATTGGCTTCATTTTGTTGGGGTTGATATTGGTGCTGGTGGGGATAAGAACCATCCAAGTGCAATTTCCTTCATAGCGGTTAAGCCTGATTATTCTTATGGGTGCGTGTATCGGCATTGGCGAGGTGACGAGGAGATCACGACCATGTCGGACGTTGCGAATAAATATTTGGAGCTTCGTTTGTCTACGCCTATCACTGGTGCGTACTATGATTATCATGCGAGGGATTTTAAGACGATCACGGATCGGATGGGTTTATCCTTCATGGCTGCTGAGAAGAGGCACGATATTGGGGAGCAGGTGATTAACACGCTTTTCAAAAATAAAATGCTTGTGATCTTTGATACTCCTGAGAACGAGCCAATAATCCGTGAGCTTAGTACTCTCATACTAGGTCAGGACAAACGTCAAGCAAAGGATGATTCGGTGGATTCGATGCGGTACGGCATTACGAATATTCCTTGGGACTGGACGAAGGCGGAGGTTGATCCTCTTTACAGGCCCCCAGGCCCTGAGGTTCAATTATCCCCGACCGATTATGCGGATAAGCAGAGGATGCAGGACGCGAAGCGGATGTTTGACCGTAATTTTCAAGATGATATTAACAGCAGTATTGAGCGGGAGCTTGATGCTTGGGGAGAGATGTACGACGTATGACGGCACAAGAAATTGTAGAAATAATTAAGGCGTGTTCTGAGAACGGAGTTGTTGAGTTTACAATGGGAGAGCTTAATATACTATTTAGTAAGAAGGATCCTATTTTAGATTTGCAACCTATTTATGTGCCTGAAGAGGTGCAGAAGGTAGCGGATAAGACATCTAGTGATTCGGCTGAGGAAGATCAGATAAGGTATAAGCAGGAGGAGCTAGAGCTAATGTTGCTAGAGGATCCTGCAAGGTACGAAGAGTTATTAAAAAGTGGGGACATTAGATGAAATTGCTAAAGCATACGGATTTGATGACGTTGTACCAAGAGGGAGTAAATGCGGATAATTATATTTACTCTGAGCAGCGTTCTAATTTAATGCTTGTGGCAGGGAACCATTATTCCCGTAAGAACAGTTCTTTTTGGAATCGAGTTCGTGATGATCGTAACATTAATCAAGACCAGCGTATCAGGCTTACTAAGAATCATATTCAGCGTGTGTGTAAGATTTATGAAAATAATATTTTATCTTACGCTCCTACTGTCATTCCTTTGCCTCGTAATGAAAGTGAGCTACAGGATCAAAAGGCCGCAGAGCTTAATAATGCGGTCTGGAAATATACAAAAGACCGGAAGAAATTAAAAGATCGCTTTCGTGAGTATTGCCAGGATTATATTCGTGTAGGCGAAGCCGCTGTTAAAATCTTCTGGGATGAAACAAAAGGCACCTTCTTAGGATATGAGCAAGCGGTCGATGATTTCGGCCAGCTTCAGCATGATGAGATGGGGAACGCTGTGCCTGATAAGGCAAAGCCAAAGTTTTCAGGTGAATTAGAGTTTGAGAGAATTTTTGCGTTTAATATCTTCAGAGCCAAAGATGCAAAGTCGATGGATGAGAGTCCGTTCATTGGTCATCGTAAGATGGTTGCTTGTGATGACTTAAAGAACCGTATTGGTAATGACCCAGAGAAATTAAAGTACGTACAAGAATCTAGTGACGAAACATTTTTAGTATTTGACGGGCAGAACACTGGGCCATCGAGCCAAGCGGATCAGTGCATGGTGATGGAAGTATTCATTAAGCCGTGTATGCAGTACCCTAAAGGTTATTTTTACATTTACACTTCTGCTGGTATTTTGTGGGAGGGTGAGCTTCCATTTGGTGTTTATCCACTTCTTATGGTGGGTTTTGATGAGGTGCCGACGAATCCTCGGTGTCACTCGATCATTAAGGTTCTTCGTCCGTATCAGGCTGAGATTAACAGAGCTGCTTCAAAGGTAGCCGAGCACCAGATCACATTAGGTGATGACAAGTTGCTTATCCAGACTGGGACGAAGATTCAAAATGGTGGTAATTTGCCTGGTGTTCGTGCGATTCAGTTTGCTGGACAGCCGCCGCAAATTCTTCAAGGTCGTGCGGGTGATCAGTATGTGGCCTACATTGAGAATCAGATTCAGGAAATGTACTTGGTTGCGAACTTGGCTGAGGACTTGGAGGAGCGTCCGGCTCAGTTAGATCCGCAGACTATGTTATTCATGAGCATTGAGCAGAAGAAAAAGTACAGTGTGTACGTTTCTAAGTTCGAGCGGTTTTTAAATGAAATTTGCGAGACATCTTTAGAGTTACTTCGTAACTATTTAACGCCTGAGATGATCATTCCGATGATTGGTCGTTCAGAGTTTGTGAACATTTCTGAGTTTAAGAATACTTCTCCGCTTAATTATCAAATTAAATTGGAGCCAGGTACAGAGGACATGGAGTCACGCCTTGGTAAGCAGTTAATGTTTAATCAAGTGCTTCAGTTTGTTGGTTCTTCACTTGATCAGAAGACCATTGGGCAATTGATTCGTAACAATCCGTACTCTAATAACGAGCAAATGGCTGAAGAGCTTACACTTGATTACGACAATGCGACTAACATGATTTTATCTCTTGATCGAGGTAAGATGATGATGCCAAATCCGAAGGATGATCCTAATTACATGATGAAGAGACTCGTTACTCGTATGCGTAAGGCAGATTTCGAGTACTTATCTCCGCAAGTAAAGCAGATGTACCAACAGGTTTATGAAATTTACATTGAGATCGAGACAGATCAGCAGAGAAAAATACAAGAGGCGGCACAAGGGTACATTCCTATGCAACTTTCTGCTGTTCCTTGTGATCTTTATGTGCCTGATCCAAATAATTCTTCAAAAGTTATGAGAGCGCGTATTCCTACTGACTCTCTTCAGTGGTTACTTGGTCGTTTAGACGAGCAAGGGTTTAATCAAAAGCAACTTCTTCAACAACAGCAGGGCGTATTGGCTGATATGGCGTCTAAATTGGTTAGCCGTCCCGATCAGCCGCAACAAAACGTGGGAGAGATACCTGAAACACAGGTAGTTCAACCGCAAATTTCATAAAGTCACAGGCCATCGTGACTGAAGGGAAAATATGTCTGAAGTAAATGCTGAGTCTACAGGTACGTCCACAGAAGTTGCAGTAGCGCAACCAACAATGCCACAAATGAACGAAGTAAAGCAGGAAGTAGCGGTTTCTACGCCGTCTTCCTCTGATAATTCACCCGCTCAAGAAGTTTCAACGCAAGTTGCACCTTCTGAGCCAGTGTACACACCAAAATATGAAGTAAGTGTGTATGACAACAAGTATGAGATCCCAGAAAAGTTCCGTTCTTACATAAGTAAAGAAAACGAGAAGGATTTTCACGATTTATTTACAAAATACTACGCTCTTGACCCAATGAAGGAAAAGCATCAGAAAACTGTTGCTAATTACGAGAAGATCAAAAGCGAATATGAGCCAGTGCGTAAAGGATTAGATAAATTATCTAATTATTTAAAAAACGATGATTTTGACTCTTTTTTTGGCACTCTTCAAATCCCAGAAGAGAAACTTCAGCAGTGGATGTTGCAAAAACTTCAGCTGAAGGAATTGCCAGTTGACCAACAAGAAGTTTATAATAAAAAAAGTGAGTATCAACGTATGTTGTATGAGCGTGAGCAGGAAGCTGCCCACTTCAAGCAACTTTACGAGGAGACACAGCTAAATCAGAAGGAGATTGAGAAAAAGCAAATTTTCAATCAACTCGATACAGCTTTAAGTCGTCCAGACGTTGATGCGATTGCCAGAAGTTTCGATGCTAAGCTAGGCCAAAGCGGAGCGTTTAAAAACGAGGTGATCCAAAGAGCTGCCATGATCTCCCAGGCCACGGGAAAGAATCTGTCAGTTGAAGAAGCAGTTTCAGAGACGCTAAAATACGTTGCCTGGAACAATCAAGGAACGGGTGAGAAGGTTGTGCAGCCGCAAGCCGCTTCTTCAAAACCAGTTCTACCAAACGTAGCAGGACAAGCTACGAGTCCAGTGTCCCAAAAAATTAAATCATTAGATGATCTTAAAAAGTTACGCGAACAAATGCTTAACCAATAGGATCTTAAAACTTATCTTAAGGAGATAAAAACATGGCTACTTCACGTACGTTTAGCAACATGCTTAACGAATACCTTCCGTATAACTTGCTTTTAGAAGAATTAAAGAAGCGCGACTGGGCATTTAAGAACATTGAGATGGACAACTCTTGGAAAGGTGGACAATTGATTGTTCCTTTCTTGGGAGCAGTTGGATCTTCAGTTTCTTTCGGTTCATTGACTGCTTCTAATGATATTGCAGAAGAGATCACCGTTCGCGGTACTGTTTCTGCATATAAAGAAGTTTGGTCTTCAATGATCTTCAATGAAACCGACCTTATGCAACATGACAAATTGTCGCCTCAAAACTTCATGAAGATTCTTCCTGATGCTATTGAGCGTTCAGCTATGCACTTAAAAGGTGTTATCAGCCAAAACTTATTGACTGGTGACTTCATTGCAGCAGCTATTGCTGACGGTACTCTTGCTGGTTTGATCACTGTTGAACAACCTGATCGTTTCGTAATTGGAATGAAGGTTCAAGTTGACGATGACAACACTGCTCCTGTGACTGGCTACGTTAGCACTATCAACATGAACACTGGTGTTCTATTGATTGTTACTGCTCGTGGCGGTGCTACTCCAGTCGATTTGTCTCCATACACTGTTGCTCAAAATGCAAAATTGTACCAAGACAACCAACAAGGTAACGGTTTCGCGAATCTTCGCGATCAGTTGTTGCCTTTGGCTAACGGTGGTTCTGCTACCATTTTTGGTGTTACCAAAACTGCGTATCCTTACACCCAGTCTATTGCAATCAGCGGTGCTTCTGTTACTGCTGCAAACATCTTAGGCTCAATTTTCGACGCTTATGTAAAAATTCGTCGATTAGGCCAAGGATCACCTTTCAACGTAATTATGTCTTACAAGCACTTCGGATCTGTGCTTAAAGCATTAGAATTACAAAAAGGTGCTTTCAACGTGAAGCCTATGTCTAACCAAGCTCAAACTTACGGCTGGACAGAAGTGGAAGTTGGCGGTTTCGCTGGTATCCTTAAACTTATCGCCATTCAAGAGATGAATGACACAGAGATCATGTTCCTTGATCTATCTGCTGTTAAATTCTTCACTAATGGTGGTATCCGACGACGCAAGTCACCAGATGGTATCGAGTACTTCGAGCAACGCGCTACTTCTGGTTTCACATACATTGTCGATCACTGTTTATTTGGCGAGTTAGTTGTGCATGCCCCTGCAAAATGCGGGATCCTACACAGCATTTCTTACTAATTATAATTAGATAAATTGTGGGGTAGGCATATTGTGTCTACCCCATTTTATTATAAACTTTACTAAAGAGGTGATCATATGAGTGCTCAGACAATTGCAATTCCTTCGCATTATAAAAACAACGTCATTAAGCGACAAGTTGTTAATACAACAGCTACCGTTCTTACTGCCTTAGTTCCAGTAACTGATGCAATTACTGGACGACCTGAAAACATTTTTGTACAAGCTTTAAGCACAAATAGCGGCCCAATTACTCTAGGCAACTCAGCAGTAACTGCTGGTGGTGCTGGTATTGAGCTAGTAGCAGGTGCAAACGTAAATTTGCCTAGTAACGAAATTGGATTTTGGTTTGTAATTTGCGCAAGCGGGACACAACAGTTAAACATTGTGTATCAATCAGGCGTAAACTAAATGCTGCCTTTTCCGGTTGTATTTGGCTTCAGCAGCTCTGGTGGCGGTGGAGGCGGTAATGCTTTCGGTATTATTCAAACTCCATCCGGTACTTTTCCGACAGCAGGAGTTCCTTCTGATGTTCTAACTCTTACTTCTTCTGATAGTACATTAAGTATTGTCGGAAATGCTACTACAGATACCGTTGATATTACTTTGGGAACCTCTGGTGTAACAGCTGGTACTTATTTAGTGACAGGAGCAACCATTGATTCTAAAGGTCGTGTAACTGCCGCGCAAGAAAACTACTATTTAACAATCGTGAACGCTCTTATTTTCGGGTAAATAATTATGAAAATTACATTAAGTCCTTCGCAATTCACATTTAACCCCATATCAAATATTGTAGAATTTAGCGCGATGCTAGGGGCTTTTCAGCCTGAGAGATTGCTCGCCGTAATCAACACAACTTCAGGAAAACTTGTTTACGCTGCATCATCTCAAGTTGCTGGATATGGCGGTACTTTTTCGACCGGAACTTACACAAACGACACGCTCACTTACCAATCATCAAATGCAGGGCAAACGTCTTCAGATATTCTTCAAATTCTATACGATAGCGAAACCGCATCACAGAATATTTCAGCTTCAGACGGAACACAGGTATTAACCACTACGGATGCAATGAGTCTTCAAGAAGGTTTAAATGTAAATCTTCTAAATTCATCTTTTGGTGGGCAGCTTGGTAATCCGATTCCGCTACCAAATAATAATAACGCTCTGTCTATGGGCTTTTTAAATGGATCGGTGCTTTCTGCGCCACGCATGGATCCCGTTACTAATGAATTAATTGTTCAGTCTGCTCCTGGAGCACTTCAAGATGTAAACATCACAAGCGTCGCAGGAAATTTAATTGCGGGTTCAAACTTACCAGTCACCATTTCTGGATTTGGTGTTGGTAGTGTATCGCTTGGTCAGAACACAATGGCAAACTCAATGCCTGTTGTGTTAGCAAGCAATCAATCTGCCATTCCAATTACGACAACATCTCCGATTGAAGTTACTGAATCAGTTACTAATATTGATGTTTTGGGCGCAAGTATTTTTGGCCAAAGAAACAATCAGGTTGAACTTAGCTTTAACAGTGTCCCATCAAGCGGAATTACTATTGCAACTTCTGGTGGGGCGACAGCCACAGCATCAAACGGACACACTGTTTTTGCTTTAAACTCGGTGGCAGGGGGAGCAAATGTTACCGGAACAAGCACACTTACAACTTCATACAGAGCAGGGCATGAAGTCTACTGTATGTTTACAGCAGCATTCAATAATTTATCAACTACACCTACAATTGGACAAATTGGGCTGTGGGATGGAAATGACGGGTTTACCATAGGATTTTTTACCGGAACTTTTGGTATTGCTGCATATTCGGGAGGTTTCCCAACACTTGTTTATTCAAACAATTTCAACACAGATCTTTTAAATGGTGGATCAACTTCTAAGTTTACCCGTGACGGTGCTCCAGAAGCGATTGACCTAACTAAATCAAATCTGTTCCGAATCCGCTTTGCTTGGCTCGGATCGGGTAATATTTATTATGAAGTTTTTAGTCCGGACGGTGAATGGGTATTGTTTCACAACATTCGGCAACCAAACTCGGCGTTTAATCCAAGCATTACAAATCCAAATCTACCTGTGCGAGTACGGGTAGAAAGAGCATCTGGAACCGCTAATGCAAACATTGCTACTGCTTGTTGGGCAGCAGGGACCACTTCAGACGTTGCTCCCTTAAGCGCAACAATTACGGATTCAACACAAGCAAAAATGGTTCGCGCAGTGATTGAAGGAAAAACAACGGGTGGTGGTGGTGGTTATGTCCCTGTAAAGGTGACCCCAAGCGGAGCACTTGCCGTTGAAATTGGGTCTGCTGTGCTCCCTACAGGAGCATCTACGTCCGCACTTCAAACCACCGGGAACAATTCGCTTAATAACGTCGATGGGCTTTTATATTCGATGCTACAAGCACTTCGGCAGATCGCTAATCCGATCTCTACCGATGTGGCTTCAGGACGTATGCGGGTCGTGCTCGATCCATTGGGTGGAGCGCAAACGCTTGGAGCGGTCACCACCGTCGGCACCGTGACCACCGTTTCAACTGTCACCTCGATGTCGCAGATCGGTGCGATGCCAGCAAACAGCATGGTAATGGATACGATGCAGAATATGTGGGCGAATAGCATTAGAGGAAGAATTACATGAAATTTTATCAAGATACTGAAGGATCGGTTGTACAGGCTTATTCCGTCGATGGGCCGATTATTTTGAACACAATTCACGGCGAAAAATGTGGAGAGCCGGGTTCTTACGTTATTGTAATGCCGGACAACAAAACTGCGATATTGTCGGAACAGGATTTTGCGGTATCATTCATAGAAATAGAAGGAGTCTAAAATGGCAACAACACTTAATTTTAAAGACGTAATCGATCTCCCACAGTGGCGACCTGAAGCTCCCACTCTTGCGGCTTCTGCTGCTGGCATGACGATCGCATCAGATATGCGGAATAACGCCACAAGACACCCGTATATGTATCTCCTGCGGTCTACTACTGCATTCGATTTCTTCGATCCCACTACTGGCGACTGGATGCCACTAGCATCTCCCACACTTGGCGGCTCGATTGCGGGTGGAGCAACTGCCGTGTTTAATCCGAGCCAAGGGCCGCGGGGTACGCTTGCCGCAGGATCAACAACGACAAACTTAGTGTTATCTACTGCGCTTCCTGCGTCTGTCGGTGCTAACCAGCTTGCCAATCGTGGCGATGGGGTAGGTTTTAGGATTCGGGTGATCGGAAACACTGCTGGCGGTTCAGGCATTATCGAAGAACGAACGATCATTGCAAACAGCTCTGGTACAACTCCGCAGATCACGCTTGATTCGGCACTTTCTTTCACTCCGGCAACGGGTTCTGGTTATGAAATCCTAAGCGGCAGGGTGTTCATGCTGTCTGCTGGTACTACTGCGGCGGGATTTTGGAAATATTATGATATTGCCACGAACTCTTATTCGGGTAACTTGGCAACCACAAACCTTATTGCGACCATTTCAACCGATTCGTTTATAGTGCCGCTTTCTGAGCAGTACGTTTCAAATGATCGTGTGCCCGGATCTGGCTTCGTAAACGGTGGAGCCACCTATAACGCCGCAGCACCGATTAACTGTATTCAGGCCACTGCCGCATCAGGAACGACGATCACAGGATCGGGGATGCCTGCCATTAACACTAACGAATACCGAAATTTCCAAGTTCGCATCGTGGAGGATACGGTCACGCCTACCGCTGTCGGCCAGCGTCGAAGAATCTCGTCGCATACCAGCGGAGCCACTGGAGTTTTCACGGTCGCAACATTTGCCGTGACTCCTAGTTCATCTGCCAAATTCGTCGTGGAAAATGACGACGACAAGATGATTTTGAGAACATCTGCGGTTGTTACCACATACACCTACAACATTGCTGGTAACGCTTGGGATACCACAACCTTTGCTGCATCGGGTTCGGCTTGCGGTTTTGGAACTTGCGGAGCGCAGGCTTTCGGGATTACTAGAGACGCAACTGGGAACACAACGCATTCTCAAATAGCGCTTCTTCGTGGCGGAGCATCTAACGCGGTCGATATTCTCGATATTGCAGGCGGTGCTAACGGATTATGGACAAATGCCATCACCTACGGAAACCAATCTCAAACCTTTACCACAGGAACTTGCGCTCAGTACGCTCCTGCCACTCTCGGAGGTAGGTTTATTTTTTTAAACGTGAACGGTACTCAGCGTATGGCCCGATTCGATATTCGGAACAGAATAATGGATACCAACTCATATTTGCGATTCCCACAAGGCACGGCGATTGTTGGCAGTAAGATGGGACTTTATACGTTTGTTGATGGCACAACGAAGCTCGACTTTATTTACCATCTTACCAATTCTTCAACCAACTTCTTCAGCTTGGCGACTTGGAGGTAATCTATGCCAGCACCAAACAATCCATTTCCAACAATTGCAAATGACCTTGCTCAAGAATCCCTTGATGTACTTGCTGCATTTTCTAATGCAGAAACCGAGCTTGTGGGACAAGGCGCACAACCTGCTACTTTTTTAGAGATTGCTTTTGACGGTACTTATATCAATAGGATTTTTGATAACGCGCAAGTTTTAACACTATCTGATTCTGAACAACTAAGACTTTATCCGCAACTTTTTGGACTTTTTAACCTAGCTATGAGGAATAAACTTTATCCATAAGGAGAACATTAAATGCCTACCCCTGTAAACAGAACTACTTTTGAAGGTATAATTATCGACCAACACGACGTCGAGCTTCAAAACAAAGCTGACAGAGCAAGTTCTGCTTTTAATCTTCTTAATAATTACTCATGGAATGGTACTGGGGGTATGCCAGTTTTTACGTGGACAGCTCCAAATGGCGCAGATTTTACTTACGATGGAACTAATGGCGAACTGCAATACGAAGGAACTAATTACACTGCTTTATCCTCTTTAGAAAAACAGGGGTTTTTTCAGTACTTACCTGCTTTTATTGCTGCTTGCATGAAATACTACGATGTGCATTACAATTTATGAAAGATATATAGATGGGAAAATAAAATGAAAGAATTATTAGCGTTACTTTTATCCGGTGCGGTGAATGTGAAATGAATACAAAATCTCTCCTTCCTGGTGACATTGGTTTTGTCATGCATAACAATAACTTCATCTCAAAAGTATTTGCACGTGTTATGAAGAGTAATTTCTCTCACTGCTTTGTTGTCGTTGGTAGGGTTGGCGATCATGCGATTTTATGTGAGGCGACTGACTTTGAAGTAGTGTTTTCCACCGCTGATAAATATGCTTTAGATAAAAATTGCTCTGTTGTTGTTTTCTCAAATAACTCTTTAAACACTTCTGAAGTGTCCACTCTTATACAAAACGCATCAGCTCTTCAGGGGACGATGTATGGATATTTACAGCTTGTAAGTCTTCTTTTACGCCGTCTACTTCTTCGCTTAAAGATCGAGATTAAGTCGTTTATAAAGAAAGATATTGTTTGTTACCAAGTAGTCGTTAAGGCTTTTAAAAACACCAAATGTCACGTGAAGAATTTTGATATGGAAAAAGGGCATACCGAAGACCTTTACCAATATTGCTTAAAATACTTCCCCGTTAAGACCACAAAGGATGTGCAAAATGGCTAAAGATATTTTGGTAGAGTTTGGTGAGTTTGGAGCTCGTATACATAAAGGTTCTGACAATATTGATTTTTATAAAGACTCGCCTAACTGTGTGCTAAACCCCGATTTGTCTCATGTCCGCAACATTAGCCCTGCTTTTTGGGTTTATCGCGATAACGCCGTTTCCCACTGCACCCCAGAAGAAGCAGCTCAGATTATTGAGAACGAAAAGAAGAAGGCTGCCTTATTATCTGCTGTTAATGAAATTCCTAATATGGAAGCCAGAAAAAAGATTATTGAAGAGATCGTATCAAATATGTCTTTTAATGAAGACATTCATATTCTATCTCTTATGGTTACTTCAGCTAAAGATAAGTTATCTCTTCTCCAAGGCGATAATAAGCTTCTTTGGAAATATGGGGCGTCGCATGAAGGCACTCTATCTGTTGTTAAGCGTGAAATTGAGGGTCTTCATAACAAACTAAACTTATCCTTTGGTGTTTTGGCTGGATTGGTTTGTTTAATCGTTTATATTTTAATAAAGGTAGGTATTTAGATGAAAGTATATGGACCATTAGAAGTTGCTCAGCTTGAGTGGTTTACGACCGCTGGTCGACCTGCTCCTTCCGCTTACGCTTACCGTGTAATTTTCGATACAGACATTAAGTCTGTTCTTGTGTCTGATGGGACTAACTGGACTCGTGCAAGTGGTGGAGGCGGTGGTTCTTTACAGTGGGTAGAAGCCGCTTTATCCCCATCCCCTGTTGTTGCAAACAACATCCAAGTTTATAATTTTCAAGCAGCTGACACTCAGTATTTATACGCTTTAGTAAAGGTTCCTCAGTCTTATACGGCTGGTTCTCCTATTTCTCTTTTACTTAATTTTTACTCTGCTGATACTACCGGCAATGCTCTTATGCAGTCTGTTTCGACGCTAATACGTCCTACTGTTGATGTAATTTCTTCCACAACAAATCAGCGTACTTCTACTAATGCAGCTGTTGCTTTATCTGGTTCTACCACTAACAAACCACAAAATTTATCGCTTGATCTTACTTCATCTACTGGGCAGATTAATTCCGTATCTGTAGCTGCTGGTGATTTAATTTTAGTACAACTAACTCGTGGGACTGATACGTCCCTAGAACTTGTCTCTGTGCCTGTTTATGGTGCTGAGATCACACTTAATTAAGGGGTCTTTATGATGAAATTTATTTTACCTTTGTTGTTTTGCTTAACCGCACACGGTGCTGTTTCAGAACCAGATCGAGCACTGATTGAAACGGGACGACAGATTTTAGTAAACGGTGGGTTTGAGCAAGGTAAAGCGTCTTGGGTTGCAAGTGGGGGCACTTTCACAACTACGCAGACTACCGCTAATGTTGGTGTAGGATTGGTCGCTGGTAGCATTAACTTTTCTTCCGCTGCCCAGACTTTGACTTCTTCCGCTGCTGCAATCCCTGCTGGATTGTACGGACAAAACGGTTATCTTTCTTGCCGTATTCAGACTCCAAGTGGAACGGCCACACATAAGCTTCAGGTTTATGACGGATCAAACGTAGTAGGAGAGCAAGCAATTACTTCATCTACTGCTTACGTTCCAACTTCTTTAAATTTTATCATCCCTTCAAGCGGTAACTTATCTGCTCGTTTGATTGCCGTAGCTGCTGATGAGCCATTGGTAAATATTGATGACTGTAAGCTTGGTATCGCTGGGTCTGCTGACTCTGTGTCTAATGTCTCTCAGGCTATTTTGGTTGGTACTGTTGTTGTCACAGGTTGTAGCAGTGCTTGGTCAGTAGCAAATGCGTCCTACACTGCGTTTGGAACACAGACTGGATGTTCTTATGCTGTCACTGGTTCATTACAAGCCCCTTCTACAAACATCCCAGGATTTTCTGTGGCATCTTTAGGTGCTGGTGACTACACATTAGTGTATGAGGGTTCTATTGGCCTAAACAGTGATATTGTTGGTCAGATTGAAACTTTTGACGGTACAAACTCATCCCCTGAAAAAACAACGTTTGGAGCAAACACTGGCTCGACCCAGCTTCAGATAAACGGGTATAGCCATTCTTTTTCTTATACTACAGCTCAGTCTAATATAACTTTTCAGGCAAGGGCAAGATCTGCGTCTAGCACTATTTCAATATATGGTACAACAGCAAGTCCTGGTGTTTTTAGATTGTACAAGTTTCCATCTATTTCCCAGCAAGCAGTAAGCGTAAACACAGTTGGTTGGAAGGTCGATGCAAATATTTCTGGGGCTAACCCTAGCCTTGGTAGTGCGTCTGTTTCTTCATATACAGAAATTACTAACGGATCGCTAACTTTAGCTAACAACTCTGGAAACGGAAATATTGCTGCACAAATTCCATGTTCTGGTACAAACGCACCGTCTGGTACGACTTGTTCAGCTGGTAGTGAAAGTGTTGGTGTTAGTTTTACCGTCCCAGCAGCTGGTGATGTTCTTGCTTGCGCTAGTTTTACCCACAATTCTGGGCGTGGAGGAACACCCACATCTTCTGTTTTAAGTACCTTTCAAATTGTTGAGACACCAAACAATGCCCAGACAATTACTCAAGAAGGTAAGACAAGGGTTCAATCTGGTAATGCAAACGGTAATTCTGGACCACAGGTTACTTTCTTAAGTTCTCCACATAGACTATGTGGCACTTTTTCTTTTTCTTCTACAGGGCAAAAGACTTTAAGATTAATGTATGAGCAAACTACAAATGACTTTTACGAGTCAGCAATTTTAGCTGATGGTGGTGCTTCAAATGGTCAGCGAGACATTCACTGGGAAGTTTACCCTATTAACCAACAAGTCCCTGCTCCAATCCTAGTCGGCTCCGTCACTTCAAACAGTGCTGGGCTTGAGCGGATTGAAAGAGCAACAATTGCGGAAGCAGCTAACTGTACTTCAAGTCCATGTACGATTACTAGACAGTCTGGCTCATGGTTATCTTCTGTAACTCGATCGGCTGCTGGGCAGTATACTTTGAATATTGCCGCTGGAATATTTAGTTCCCCTCCTACTTGTTCTTGCATAAGCAACCAAGCAGGGTGCGCGCAACCAGTAACACCTACTTCAACTTCATTCGTTTTTTATACCCAAGATTCTGCTGCTACTCCTGTAGATGCTCAGAAAATTAACATTATTTGCCAAGGAGCACGTTAATGAAATACCTACTAATTGCTTTATTATTCTCAGGCTGCGCCTCTTCTCGTGTTCTCGTAAAAGAGTGCCAAAAGCTTGAAGGTGTTGATCTACAAAACTGTGTGCTGGTTAAAAAATTGTAATGGATAGGATCACCGAAAAAACACTTGTGCCAATATCCTTAATGATCGCTCTATCTGGTGGGATCATTTGGTTATCGGCAATGTGGTTTCGCGGTGAAAGTACGGCTTCAGAAGTTGAACAGTTTAAGTCAGAATATAAATTAAATCAGAGAGAACAATCTGATCTTGCGAGGGAGATTTTACAGCGTCTGTCTCGCATAGAAGAAGCTGTTAAAAAGGGGAAATAAAAATGGAAATGATTCTTAAATTCGTATTAGATTTGGCTGCTCAGAACCCACAAATTGCTGCAATTTTGATTGTTGTAGGTGGTTTTCGTGTCGTGATGAAGCCTCTTGTTGAGCTTGCAAAAGCTGTAGCTGCTTCAACTGCATCTCCTCACGATGACAAAATCATCTCTGATGTAGAAGCAAGCCCTATCTACAAAGCTATTTTATTCGTACTTGATTACGCTTTTTCAATTAAGAAAATTAAGTAATGGCTACAATTTCGCT